CCGAGTTTAGCAGTAGATGCAGCACCATTTGAAAAAACTGCTATTGATTGGGGGAAATTACAGTCTTCCAACTTTGCAGGGTTTGTGATGGGTGTTGCTGAAATGCTATTTGCTGAAGGTAAAATTACACATCATATCCGTTCTGGTGCAGATTGGGATATGGATGATGATGTTGATGATACAAAATTTTGGGACGCTTGTCACTTCGAGATTATAGAATGAAGTATGAAGAGCATATAGTGGTAGAAGGTTTGCGTAAGGGGGATTCTCAAGCATACAAAGCGATGGTTCGTCGTTTTCAAATGTCATTGTATGTATTAATCTTTAATTTTGTCAATAACAAAGATGATGCTGAAATGTTAATGACACATTCATTTGAGGATGCCTGCCTAAATATTAAGTATTATCAACCAACAAATAAGTTTAGTACTTGGTTGTTTTCTATAGCAAAGAATAACTGTATTGATTTTATAAGAACAAAGAACAGACGTATTACTGAAGTTCCCCTTACTGAAGATTGTAAGTTTATTTCTTATGGAGTAGAAACGCCAGAGGATTTATTTATTTACAATCAGCAGATGGAGATGGTAGAACGGGCAGTGTCAAAGTTAAAGTGTAAAACTCGGCTAATGGTTGAGGAGTATTACTTTAATGGATTGCAATTTCATGAAATTGCTGACAAGTACCAAGAACCTTCCTCAACAATTCGAGTGCGGGTTCTTCGAGCAAGAGAACGTTTAAAAGAGTTACTAACCAAATAAAGAGAGAAATGAAAAAGATTATTGGTTTTATCATGGTGCTGCTTCTTGCAAGCAGTTGTACGTGTATGCTAGCACAAATTCCGCCACAGTATATACAGGTTGGGACAAATTGTGAGGCAGTTCTTCCGGATTACACCACGCCTGAATTCATAAAGGTGGAGGATAATTGCCAAATAAAATCGGTTACGCAGGACCCTGTGGCTGGTACTATTCTTAACGCAACCAATCCACAGATTACCGTAACAATTACAGCAACTGACGCATTTGACAACTTTTCTCAGGTGTCTTTCGTGGTTAAGGCGGTTGATGCTATTGCACCTACTATTATCCCTCAAGGCAGTTTAGTGGCTGATAATTGGGAAGTGATTAATAATATGTACGATGTTGCTGATAAACTATTGGCAGAACAGGAAGCATTCTTTGATGCTAACTTTGATTGGACGGCGGCAGGAATACCAGAAGATATGCGTCCAATAGATCAGTATAATAAGAAAGTCCTGAATATCCTCACTTCTCCTGCTCATGCTACAACTGGGTATGGTGGAAGATTCTTTACATTCTTGAGTAATAATGATTCATTCATAGCAAAATGAAATGGATTCTATCCATATTACTTCTGTTCCCACTTATGTTATCTGCACAGGATACCCTCTTAATTGAGGGGCAAACCTATTTGGATACAATCAGTGTAACTTCGTATGGAGTGACTGTTAATCGCACCAATCCAGTAAAGTTCATTTTTAAGAACAATTCTGTTACTGGACGTAATATTAATGGGTACATGCTTGAAGCGGGACAGGAGTTGCCAACACAATATACCAACAATTTTCATGGTGCTGAGATTATTGGGAATAAATTCAATTGGGTTGGGGATCAGGATGCAAATACAATCACACATGGAATATTTACTGGGTATCATACTGATGTAAAAGTCATGTATAATTATCTCGACCATGTTCCAATGGGTATCATCCGTAAAAGCGATGGAATGACTGATACGGCAGGAGTGGTTGCATATAATATTATTGTAAGTCCTCCTGCTGTTGGTGTGGTTGTAAAAGGGATGAATGGTGTACGTATCTATAATAATACATTCTACTCTGCTGATTCTTTGTATGTAGGTCCTGGGATTGGTACTTGGCGTGGGTTGATAGATGTGTATGAAAATGATAATCCTGTAGGCAGTGCCAAAGGTGTAAAGATAAAAAACAATATCTTCTATACCAAGAGACAAATATATAACATCAATGTGATGAATACTTCCTGCCTTGAGGGGTTTGAATGTGATTATAACATTTATTGGTGTGAGGCAGGAGAACCAGTATTTCAAGTTGCTGGAGTTCGTAAAACGTGGGCACAATGGCGTGGGATGGGGTACGATACCCACTCGATGATCATGAATCCATACTTTAAAGATTTCATAAACTTTGTACCCGAATTCCGTTTGCAATGGGGAACTCCTACTGAATTTGATATGGGGATTGCCGTGAGTGACTATTGGGCTGCTGGATTTGGTATGCAGCTCGTAAAACAACGGGGGTATTGGCAACAGGGAGCGAGAATTTATGAGGGGGACATGGTTATATTCTTCCGTAAAGGACATCTTTTCTACGGAGATTCCACCCATGTTGAACTCGGTACGGGAAAGATAATTATCAGTCAGGGAGAACTAATAATTGAGCAATGACTTGTTTTGGTAATATGTTTGGAAAGATTGACGACCGGCCTTTTGATTCAGTACCATTTCGTATAGTTACTATCGGAAGGAATGTATATGGAGGTGGTAATACTTTGAAAGGTTGTGTCAATGACACTATCTATCTACCAGAGCCTCTTGTGAAGGCATTTCCTGGAATGGATATACGTAGATACACAGATTACAAAGCTACGGTAAAGAATTACAAGTGGGCTGCTTCACAGGCAATAGCATCACTACAACCGGGAGCGACTGTTTGTGTTATAGCTGATAGTTGTTTTTCGGAAGGCATAACCAAAGGTAATCCGCATGATTACTATAATGGTAAGATAGTTCGTAATCGTTTTTTACCAAATCCAGCAATCCCTATTGGAATTCCAATAAAAAGTCATATCTTTCGCTCTGGTCATTTGCGTTGGTTAGTTATCAGTGCATGTAAGGAGAATCAAACAGCAGCAGATGCTTACTTTACAGATATCAAAAAGTACATGGGTGCTTTATCTCATGGTCTGTATCGTACATTTGAGAAAGGAATGACATGGAGAGAGTGGTATGCTGAATCCAATGCAAATATCTACCAAATTGGATTTGACCAAGAACCTACTTTCGATGGACTTTCCACAAAGATGGATGAGGAGATTGGTGTAAGTCAAACGTTAATTCTCCATAATTCTTGTCATGGTTCTCAACTTGAAGACATGTCTGGTGATGAAATAGATGGGATTGATGAAGCCCTCGTTTTTGATAATTATTTGCCGGATGATGAAATTCATGTAACTTTACAGAATATACCTTTATTGTCTAATTAAAACAAAACGTCATGACGCAGCAATTTTGGAAAGGACTGGCACAGATGCTCATAGGAGTAATTGTGGCAGCATTTGCAGTACAGCCAATCGATTGGCTTGTGCTTGCAGTAACAGCAATCTGTTCAGTGCTTACTTACTTCGGTAAGAATTTACTTCAGATTTGGCCCTCGGATTCACCGGCAGGGGCACTCAGTTGGTTTAACCTTCTTTCTGGACTTCTTATTGCTTTGGGCACAGGAATACTCCAAGCCGTAGGGATGTTTATAGTAGAAGGTATAGTTCTTTGGCCTGTGGTATGGAAAGTTGTACTATCAGTAACCTTTACATATCTTGGCACTACATTCTTTGCCCCCGAACACAGCACTGCTAAAGTGCGTGCTTTTGTCCGAGGGAAGATTGCCGCTTAAGAAAAAGCCCCCCGGTTGAAATATACCGGGGGTTACTTAAAAAATTATTGAAATGAAAAGAATAAGCAAATCCCCTTCTCTTCAAACTAATCAGATTAGTTTAGAGGGCTCACTTTTGAATAGAGGAATGTTAGCCTCTTTACTAGGATTCCAATATGATGGAGAACGAGATTTGTATAGGGCTTTGGGGTATCCCTCTGGAGAGATCAAGTTCTCAGAATTTTATTCTAGATATACTAGGCAGGACATCGCCAAGGCGGTGATTGATCGTCCGGTACGAGCTACTTGGCAGGGAGCTTTGGAACTTGTGGAAATGGAAGAGCAGGAGGATACCGTTTTTGAAACGGCTTGGGCAGAATTGGATCGTAAAATGAAATTTAAAACTAAACTGGCTAGGTTGGATCGTTTGACTGGTTTAGGTCGTTATGGAGTTTTATTGTTAGGATTAGACGATGTGACAAGTCGGGAGGCGTTTGCTAAACCCGTAAAGGATGGTCAAAGAAAATTACACTATGTAAAACCATATAGTGAAAGTAGTGCAGCTATTTTGGAATTGGAAACAAATCCTACCAATCCAAGATACGGCTTGCCTTTATATTATACTATGTCTGTTAAAGAAGCAAATGGGGGGACTACTGATGTAAAGGTACATTATTCCAGAGTGATTCATGTCACCGATGACCCTTTGGAGTCTGAAGTATATGGAACTCCTCGTTTGGAAGGGATTTATAACCGATTGATGGATATTGAAAAATTAGTCGGCGGTGATGCGGAAATGTTTTGGAGGGGAGCTAGACCAGGGTATGAAGGTAAAGTAGCTGATGATTATACTCTCACCAAAGAAATGAGAGAGGATTTGCTTCAGCAAATAAATGAATATGAAAATAATCTCCGTCGTTTTCTGATAAACGAAGGAATTGATATACAGGCTCTTCAGCAGCAGATAGCTAGTCCAAAGGAGCATTTTGAAGTACAGATAGCTTGTCTTTCTGCTGTAACAGGTATTCCTCAACGAGTGCTTATGGGGAGTGAACGTGGGGAACTTGCTAGTTCACAGGACTCATCCGAGTGGAAAG